TGGCACCCACCAAAGTATCTTGCAACACTTCTGTTTTTTGTTGCTCTGATGACGCTGCTGGGTTGGGACATCCTAGAGTTGCGGTTGCCACTTCTAAAACTGTGTTCTTTGAAAAAAGACCTGCTTGCAGAGTTGGCGACCCATTCGCTTTACCATGCCTGAGCAAAATTGCTACAGGCGCTGCAAATGTATTCATCGGAGGCTAATTTTGGCAGTAAGATCGAAAGTTGGTATTTCAGGAACTAATTTCATTCCAGGAAACCCCAAAAGCACTCGTCAAGGGTGTTCTAAAAACACAAAGTATTCTGCAACTAGCAGAAATAGTCGTAAAAAGCGTTATCGTGGACAAGGACGCTAAATAAATTTAGGGAGAACCAAAATTATGGCTAATTCGCCAGTACCAGATCAGAGTTCAGAATTTCAGAATTCTGGAATGACATTGATAACTGACCCTAAGTCGGATAAATACTTAGATCAGGTGCGACGTAAACGTCAAGATCCCGAAGATCAGAACGAATCCCCATCTAATGGCAGAGTACCTACAGCGTAAGATAATTACAGGAAGTGACGTTATTCCCAAGAGCCGTGCTTTTAGGGATCTTGTTACTTCTTTTGCTATGCACCCATCTACCCATGATGTTGGATCGGTGAAGAACTATAATGCCATCAAACAGGCAATGAAAAATTTAGTTCTCACCGCTCCTGGTGAAAGATTTTATGAACCTGACATGGGGTGTTTAGTCAGTCAGGCGCTTTTTGAACCTCTAGATGCATTCTTAGCAGATTCGATTCAAGAAGAGATCATAAATACTATCGAATCGTTTGATGAACGTGTTACTATCGTTGATGTCAAAATTGAGACTAATAACGAGCGTCACTACATTACAGTTCAAGTATTTTATGAAATTGTGGGACAACCTAGAGTCGAACAGCTAGACTTTATCTTAGAGAGACCTTCAGGATAATGCAACCAAATAATCTAACCGCCCTAAATTACGACGATATCAAAGCGTCTATCAAGTCTTATCTGAGAACTAGAGACGAGTTCACGGATTATGACTTTGAAGGAAGCACGCTTTCGTATTTGATCGACATTCTGTCATATAATACATATTATTCTGCCTTTACAGCAAATATGCTGATCAATGAGGCATTCATTCAAACTGCTACTACTAGAGGTACGATTGCAAAGTTAGCAAAACTGCTAAATTACGTCCCTCTATCGATTACAAGCGCAAGAACTTGCGTAAAACTAGAATTGCAAACGAGTTTGTGCAATGGAGAGTGGCCAAGAACCGCAACATTGCAAAAAGGTGCGGTATTAGCGGGTAACGGATTCCTATTTCACACTCTAAATGATGTAACTGTCCCTACTAGCACTACTGGACTTGCAACTTGGGATAATTTAGTGCTTTATGAAGGCGCAGCACTAGAATATGAGTACGTTGTTGACACTTTTGAGCGTCAGAGGTACTTCCTTCCTAATGAAGATGCGGATATTGCTACTTTGAGAGTATCAGTTCGCCCTAATGAGCAGGCAACTCAGATTGATACTTATAATCGGGTTGATCAAATTACGGACCTTGATGCTACATCCCGTATTTACTATATCAATGAAGCAGATGATTTGCGGTATGAGGTATTTTTCGGTGATGGTGTTACAGGAAGGTCACTGAGTGACGGAGAAGTCGTTACTTTAGAATATCTTGTAAGTAATGGTGATGATGCAAATGATATCCAGGAATTCACTTTTGTTGGTGAAGTAGAAGATACTTGTCCAGAAGTTTATGCTGGCAATCAAATCCAGGTTACTGTAAAAGAATCGTCTCAGGATGGATCTCCAAGAGAAACTGTAGAATCTATCAAATATAATGCTCCCCGACTGTATGCAACGCAAAATCGCGCTGTTACTACAAAAGACTATGAAACTATTGTAAAAAGAGTATACACTAACGCAGATTCTGCGGTAGCATATGGTGGAGATAAACTAAATCCCCCAGTTTACGGTAAAGTCTATATTGCACTCAAAACAAAGACGGGAACTAGACTAAACAACGCTACGAAACTCGCAATTGCAAAAGATTTGCAACCATATTCAATGGCTGCTATTGAGACAACTATTGTAGACCCAGATGAACTATATGTGGCGACTAAAATCTTCACCACATACGATCCTAATAAAACTGCTTTGGTTGCATCTGAAATTAGTGCAAAGATTGATGATGGTCTTGCAGAATTTGCAGATCAAACAGGTCTAAACAACTTTGAAGGATCTTTCAACCAATCTGCTCTTGTTAGAGCGATATCTTTGGCAGATCCTTCTATTCAGGGCGTTAGTGTTCAAACTACTCTCGTCAAATACATTTACCCTGTCACGAACCTTACTAACCAAGAACAAATTGAGTTTGGTGTTCCTCTATTTGACTCGGCACCTACTACTGCTGCGGTAGTTAGTAATACGCAGACTGGATATAGTCCAGATCGTTGTAATAAGGAACCTATTATGCGAGGTGGTCCGTTTTATCCTTCAGAACGTCCTGGCATTCCTTCCTTTTTCCAAGATGATGGTTATGGCAATGTATACTCATATTACAATGATGGCAACACCAAGATTGTAACAAATCCTGGTTTTGGTACAATCGATTACGATACAGGTAAAGTCACTGTTGGTCCTGTTGCAATTATTGGTGATGGTCGTTATCCTCCTACACAATTAGGTGCTGGAGATAGTGCTAGTGACCCTAACAATACTGTTACTATCGGCGGTACTGGTGGTACTGGTGACACTGGATCTGGCACTGGCACTGGTAGCGGTGCTGGTCAGACTCCAGGAACTTATGAATATAGTGATCAGGCATTACAAGTTCCAGTTGTAGCAATTCCTGCTAATGGATTCTCTATCAATCCAACGACTCCAGGAACTATTGTTGCATTCCCCCAACCTACAGTAGTAGTTTCGATTATTGGCACTCCACTGCCTCCTAGTGTACCACTAAATAGTTTTGATCCTAGTGATTACGACTTCACGCCAGGTGTTGTAACTCCAGTTCCTATTCTTGATGGACCTGCTATAGTAACCACCGATGGATGCTTCTCATAGACCCACAATATTGAAGACGGATGAATATAGAGCTCAATAAGGTATCTCGTGCCATCAAACAGCAGGTCCCTGAGTTTATAGACAGGGATCATGGACAGTTTGTCAAATTCCTGGAGTATTACTATAAATCTCAGGAAAAGACTGGTCTCAGTTATAACATTCTGAATAATATCACAAATTATTTGGATATTGACGAGTACGATCTTCGTACTCTCAGTGGTGGTGCATATCTTCTTGAAGATGTTACTGCAATGGATAAAACCATTGTTGTAGAAGATGTGAATGGATTTGTAGAAGAGAATGGTACGATTCTCATCGATGATGAGATTATCTTTTATGAGAAAGCAGTAAAATCACCTAACATTGCTATTACCGATGGTCTTAGCTATGATACGTTCAAAAACAAGTGGGTTGAACTTGTAAACTTATTCTTTGCTTATGATTCTAGTACAGTAAGGTTCTCACTTCGGACTGGACAGCAACCTATTAGTCCTCCAAGTGCCAATCACCTGATTGTAACGACATACGGTCGTGTTCTGATTCCTGATGTAGATTATCAGATCGATGGTACTGATATTGTCTTTTCTCAGGCACCAAGAACTGCTACACCATCTGATAGTATTGGCAATACGTCAATTTTCTATCTAAAAGGTTTTTCCCAAAATACCATCATTGAAATTGATAGCATTCAAAGCAATTTTGATGGTACTAAGAGAGAGTTCCCATTATTGAGATCTAATGGTGCAACTACTAATACATACAAACCTGTTCTCACTGAATATACGATTGTAGTAAAAGAAGATCAACTTTTAGTGCCTAACGAGGACTATAGTATCTTTGATTCTACTATCATTTTCAAAAATGCTCCTGGAGAATTTGATAGTTGCTATATTGCATCTCTAGAAGCACCCATCCCATCTTTTGGTAGTGGAGCATCTGCTATTGCAGAAGTTACTGATGGAAGTATCAGTCGTATTCTTACTAAAAATTCTGGAACTGGATATAAAATTGAAAATCCACCAGCAATCAAAATTGGTGGCGGTGGTGGATTTGGTGCTACTGCAATTGCAGAAGTTAGTGGTATTAGTACCATGCGTCTGCTATCTGGTGGTAGAGGATACTCAGAAACTAATCCACCAACTGTAGTTATTGAAGATCCAGGTAATCATGGTCTTACATCACAGATCAAAGCAACTGTAGAAGATGGTCAAGTAACAACTCTAGATCTTCTAAGTTCTGGTTCAAACTATACAACGATTCCTAGAGTTTCTTTTGTTGATCCAGGTGGTGCAACAATTAGCGATTGTACTGTAAGCAGTGGTGAGATCGATCCTAATAGCGTTACCCTCTTGACACCTGGTCAGGGGTATTCGACTGCTCCTAGCATCTACATTGACGCTCCTACTGGTCCAGATGGCATCCAGGCGCAGATTACAGCGACGATCAACAGCGAAGGAGCAGTTGATACCGTTACAGTAAACAACCCAGGTAGAGGTTATCTTGTAGCACCTAGAATTGCAATTATTGATCCAACTCAAGCACAAATTCTGGAAGTTAGAGTTGATAACTTAGGTCGTGTTATTGCTATTGATATTCTTAGTGGTGGCATAGGTTTTGAAGACGTTCCCTCGATTTATATTGTAGACAACCGCAAAGATCTTGCAGGAAATACAATTGGTGGTAACGGTGCTACAGCATCTGCATCTATCTTCAACGGTAGAATCACTGACATCAATATTACTAACTTTGGTTCTGGATATGATCAGAACAATCCACCAAAGGTATACATTCAGCGTCCACCTGAAGCACAAGCATCTGTAGAGATTGCATTTAGTGGTATTACTGGATTCCATATTATTGAACCTGGTAGAAACTATACTAAGTCTCAATTTACAGGTTGTGCTCGTGGTTGTGCTGGTCCAATTGGTTTTGACAGTCTTGGCAACCTAAAGTTTAGTCAAGGTACTTCAGCTGTAGCGCATAACGTTGTTGACGGTGCTAAAGTTGATTGTTTGGATGGTCTCTTCCTCAAGAAGATGCTAACCAAGTTTGTGGATCAGTTCATGCCTGATCTGCCATATTTGGACTATGAAAAAATTGATGTCAATAATGTAATCAAAAACATTAGAGACTTTTATATTACAAAGGGTACATCTAAAGCAGTATCATATCTGTTCAAGATTCTTTATGGTGAGCAAATCGATGTTTCGTATCCTAGAGATCAGATCATCAAACCATCTTCTGCTACTTGGGCAGTAGATACTATTGTTCGTGCAATCATCCTGGATGGCAACCCAGAAGATCTTAGAGATGGTCTAATCGTTCAAGAGGCAGATGCAGTCGATACTAACGTTACGAACGCTCAGGCGCTCGTAGAGAACTATCTGACTATTCAAACATCTCAGTTTGTCATCTACGAACTTATTCTTGCAGAAGAAACTATCTCAGGTAAGTTCTCCATTCCTTATAAGACACTACTAGTTGAAGGAATTGATGAAACTGATGGAATTATTACTGTTGACTCTACGGTTGGTTGGCCAGAAAGAAACGGCGAAATAATTGTTGGTAACGAACTTATTCAGTATAAGGAGAAATCCCTCAACCAGTTTATCGAATGTACTCGTTCAATCAACGGAGTTATTGAGGATTGGGATGCTGGCACACAAGTCAAGTCGAACTTCCAGATTTATGTAAACAAAGGACAGACGAATCAAGTACAACTTGAGATTCTTGGTATTGCCGAAGCAGGTTCTACTGTACTGACTGACACTGGTTCATACTACCTTACTGGTGATAAACTTACTGTTGCAAAATTAGGTGCAACAGGTGAGAGACCTCAGTTGGATTCTTGGGTCTATAACGTCAAAAAACTAGTTGGTATTACTAGTATTACTGGTGATACTAGAGTTGCTACTGCATATTCTGATGTAGATCATGGTTTGCTGGTTGGTGACAACGTTACCATTTATGGTGCAAACCCAGTTGTGTATAACGGTCAGTTTACTGTTATTGCAATCAATAAAGATAATAAGAAAGAGTTCCAGTATGAGACTCTGACAGATACTGGTAATATTACTCCTCAGGGTACTATCCTTGCATCTATTGACCTGAACAAAGGTAAGTCAACAGACGCTAATATCTTCAACCAGATCAAGGACTATACTACAAATATTCAAAATACTTTCTTCAATGATAATTACGTTTATATTGCATCTACTGGTCTACCAAACTATGATATTGGTCCTTTTGGTGCATCTGCACTTATTCCTGGAAACCAGAGAAAACTAAATCGTTTCCCTCTAACAATCCAGACAATTTCAACTAAAACTACAATTCCACCTGGACCTGTAGGTACGTTTGTAAACGGTGTCTCAGTTTGGTCTTATAAGTCCACCGAGAAGAAAACTTATGGACCTATAACATCTATTAGTGTAACTGAATCTGGTAGTGACTACGATGCTGATAGTCCTCCAGTGATGACTATCGAGACTGTTGAAGGACAGTCTGGTTCTGGGGCAAAAGCAAAGGTTGTTGTAGACGGTGCTCTAACATCAATTGAAGTTATTACTCAAGGTACTGGTTATACTAAAGTGCCTCTGGTTTCTATTGTTGGTGGTGGCGGTGTAGGTGCTGCAGCAACTGCTATCGTTACTCAAGGTAGAGTTAGTCAGGTTCTTGTAACCAACCCAGGTACAGGTTATACTTCTAGACCAGTTATCACTATCTCTGGTGGTGGCGGATCAGGTGCTACAGCAGAAGCAAAGGTTCGTGGACCTATCAAGCAGGTCAATGTCGAGTCTGGCGGTGTAGACTATACCTCTAAACCAATCATTACTTTGAGTTCTGGCGAAGGCGCAGTTGCTCAAGCGATCATTACTAATGGTCGTATTATTTCTATTGCAATTGTCAATGCTGGTCAGGGTTATACTACTGCACCTAATGTTGTAATTGGTGGTGAAGGTTTCGGTGCTGTTGCTCGTGCAATCATCGATACTGATGGTGAGAATGCTGGTCGTGTTACTAGTATTGAAATTCTCAACAAAGGTATTGCATATGCTCAGGGAACAACTACTATTGATCTGATATCTGTTGGTCA